ATCAATGAATTAGCATTGAATTTCTATAATCAAGGCTTCTTCAATCCTCAAATGACAGACCAAGCCTTAGCTTGCTTGAATATGATGGACTTCACCAAGAAAGAGGAAGTAATGCAGAAAATACAAGAAAACGGCACTCTTGCTGAAATGCTTGTATTGTATCAGCAAATGGCTTTACAGTTTGCAAATCAAATCAATCCTATGTTGGGTGAACAGGTTGCAAATCAAATACTTTCACAGGGCGGTCAACCTTTACCTCAATCAAATGGAGTGGGTATGAATACTGATTATTCCGGTGAAGCGGCTCACATGGTAAAAGCAAGAAGTACAGCGAGAAATTCTACTCAAGCTGATTAGGAGATAACTATGATAAATATAACATTTAAACCTGAAACCCTTGAATTGAAATTAGACGGACACGCAAATTATGAGGAAAGTGGTAAAGATATAGTCTGTTCGGCTGTATCTACCCTTTTCTATACATTGGGTAATGCTTTATTTCAATCAGAGGAAATGCTTACAGAACCTCCTACATTTAATGAGGAAAAAGGCTTTTTAAGCTGCACTCCAAAGGAAGAATACAAGGGAAATATCACTCGTACATATTGGACTATTCTTGTTGGTTTGGAAATGGTAGCAGAAAATTATCCTCAAAATGTAACTTTTAAAGTAGAAGGTTAGAAATAGCACCTCATAGGTGATTAAAATATAATCATAAGGCTCGCATCCTAAAATGCAGAAATGAAAAGGAGCATTGATATATGCTTAAAAAACTATGGCTCAATCTTCAATTATTCGGTGAGGGTGGAGATAGTGGAGATGGTAGCTCTGCTGTTTCTACCGGAGATAATCAGATTGACACTTCAGGAGAAAAGATACCTGCCTCCATCCCTGAGAAGGCAAAAAAATATTATCAGAAGGCTATGGAAAAGACCTCTGCTAATTCAGCAGTATCTACTCCCTTAGCATCTGAACCGGTTCAACCTACCAATGAGCCAAAAGCTACAACAGAAAAGATTCCTTATGCAGATTTAATTAAGTCTGACGATTATAAGGAAGAACACAAAGCCTACATGGATAAAACCATAGGAGACAGACTCAAGAAGTATAAGGGGATTGAAGAAATCTCCGGTAAGCAGAAAGCTATTCTTGATATTGTGGCGAGTAAATACGGAGTCAATCCTGATGATGAAAATTTCCTCGAGGTACTTCAGCAGAAGATTGATACCGATGATTCGTATGTTGAAAATTATGCTATGGAGCATGATATTTCAAACGAAGAAGCTCGAAGGATTTTAAACATGGAGCGAAAGGTAGCTCGAATGGATGCAGAAAAGGCGGCTATTGAAGCTGAAAAAGCTGAATTGGCTAAACAAGAGCAAATGAGACAACAGATTATGTTACTCAGACAAAATGCTGAGAAAACTAAATCACAGTTCCCTCAATTTGACCTTGATACCGAAATGCAAGATGAGAGATTTCGCAAACTTTGTGCTGTGAACAATGGAGATACCACTGCTGCTTATATGGCTTGTCATTGGAATGAAATACTACCTGCTACAGTGCAGATGGCTTCAAGACAGATTCAAGCTCAGACAGCTCAGGTGGTTGCCTCTAATAAGGCAAGACCGATTGAAAATGGTTTATCTTCCTCTGCTCCTTCTGTTGTAGAACAAGATTTTAGCAAAATGAATCTTAAAGAATTAAGACGATTTGCAGATGAACAACGAAGAAAGAAAACAGGGAGATAAAAAAATTCAAGCCTCCCTGTTATGTGGAGGGAAAAATTATGTTTGAAATTATTTCTAAAGTAATGAATTTACAGCTTTTTGCTGATGCAACAGTTATTGATAGCAATGTTGTATCACCTATCAATGTAACCGGTCAGAGTTCAATGTCTCCGACCATGAAAACTTTCTATGACACTACTCTCTTGGAAAATGCAAGAGAAGCTATGATTTTCACGCAGTTTGGCAAGAAACAGCCTATGCATGGAAATAAAGTTGAGTGGAGAAAGTTCAATACCTTTGCTAAGGCATTGACACCTCTTACTGAGGGTGTAATTCCTACCGGTCAGACCTTTGGTATGACTAATGTAGAAGGCACTATCACTCAGCATGGCGATTTCACAGCAGTATCAGACCGTCTTGAGCTTGAGTCTTATGACGATGTTATTTTCGGTGCTACTGAGGAAATGGGTGCTGCTGAGGGTGAAACCTATGACACCTTAACAAGAAATATTCTTATTGCAGGTAACTCAGTAAGATATTGTCCTAACGGTGAGACCGAAGTTACTTCAAGAGCAGCTATTACCAATGCTTGTGTACTTACACCTGATGTAGTAAATAAGGCTGCAACATGGCTTAAAAAGAACAAAGCACCTAAGATTGATGGTTGGTATGTTGCTCTCATTCATCCTTCCGTTGCTTTTGACCTTAGAAACTCTACTGAGTGGAAAGAGTTCCATAAGTACAATGCTGTAGAGCCTATTTTCAAGGGAGACATCGGAGACCTTCATGGTGTTCGTTTCATTGAAACTAATGAGGCTAAGGTATGGAAGGCTGGCAAAGATGGTGCTTCCGTATATGCTACCCTTTTCTTAGGTAAGGATGCATTTGGTGTACTTGACCCTGAAGGCGAAGGTATGGAAATGATTGTTAAGACTAAAGGACAGATTGGCGGTCCTTTGGAGCAGTTCAGCACTATTGGTTATAAATTCTGTCATGGTGCAAAAATTCTTTATCAGGAAAGATTGCTCCGTGTTGAGTCCGGCTCATCTCTCGGTGCAGATGACAGCGAAAACTAATTAAATATGGGGAGTAGATTCGCCATCTGCTCCCTGTAAATAAATTTTCTTTGGAGGAAATTATGGCAGAGACAACTAAAAAAACAACAGATAATGCTAAACGCAAAGTAACTGTGCGTTTGCCTCGTAATCCGGGACAGAACGCAAGACAAGAGGAGTTCTTTTCGGTCAACGGCAGAAACTACCTCATAAAAAGAGGAGAAACTGTTGAAATATCAGAAGAAGTTGCTGAAGTTATCAAAAACAGTGAGCAAGCTGAAGATTATGCTATGAAATATGTTGAAGGGCTTGCAAAAGCTGAAGAAGATAAACGAAAAGAATTTAATTAACTAAGAAAGTGAGGAAGGTTTAGGCATTGAGGCTTAAACCTTCTTTTTAGATAGGAGGAAAGTATTATGACAATAAAAGAATGTATAGATATTGTCGATGACCTGAAACCTAATCAGTATTCTACTAAAGTTAAAGTTATGTGGTTATCCTTTATTGATGAAATTATCATTAACGATGTTTTGAAAACTCATAAAGGATATGACGGTAGATATGACGATTTTACAGGTTATTCAGAAGATAAGCTATCTGTACCGCTTATTGTGGAGAGTCCTTACGATAGATTATATACTGCTTACCTAAAAATGAAAATTGACGGTGAGAACGGAGAAACCACAAGATATAACAATTCGGCTGGTTTATTTAACAGTTATATGATGGAATATCGAAAGTTTTATAACAAAACTCACATGCCTTTAAGTGCAGCAGAAAGAGAAAAGGCTAATTGCAAAGCTACCAAGTTAGATGTAACAGAGGCTCAATTAGAATATCTTAAACGAGAGCTTTATCCTATATTGGCAGAGGATATTAACAAAGCTGTTTCTGATGACAAAATTTACGATATTGTTATGAACTATGTAAATAACAATATGGAATTGCTCACGGGTGCTGTTGCAAAGGATGTAAATATAGCATTAGAAGTCAAAACAAAACAAGGTACAGTTGTATCTCCAAATGCAGACTTCGCAGAGGTCGCAGAATGGGCTGATGGCAATCCTTATGACGAGGACAGAACAGGCTATTTTGTTTGTGCTAATGTTCCTTTAAACGGTATTGTTATGAAAAAGGCTACAAGCATTGATGATGTTAAGGGTGTTACAATCCTTGCTCCGGCTTTTGCAGGTAACTATACCAAAGATAAACTCGACAGCAAGGGAAACTTATTACCAAAGTATAGTTTTGTAGCAATAATAGGTTTTGTACCGGTAATTGACAATGGTACTTGTACTGTAGGCGGTAGATGTATGCCTGATAATAATGGTTGTGCTATTCCGTCTAACAATAGTATGGGGTATCAAGTTGTAAACCGAATTGATGAAAAGCGAGTGCTTATAATCATAGAGCCTAATGGTGATATGGTGCAACGCATTAAAACTAAAATAAATATTATGCAAGAGGATATAGAAAACCTTGCACCTGACAAAATCTACAATCCTGAAAGTACAAAAGCACAGAGTGGTGAAGCAGTAGCTCAAGCTGTAGAACAAAGTTTAGGATATGTAAATATGGCTCTTGCGGCATTAGTGGAGGTTGAATGAGTCTAAAAACAGTTGATTATTTGCAAGAATTAAATGTTCAGAAAAATATATTAACTGCTCATTTGAATAAAACCAATATTACAGTAGATGAAGCAGAAAAATTTAACCTTTTAATTGATAAAGTTGGAGAGGTTGTTGAGACTCCAAGAATTGAGATTGAGTATAGCGGTGAAAACATAGTCAGAGCAAGATTATTTTACCTAAAATCTATACCTAATTATTTATTTTATAAGCAACCTTTAACAAGTGTAGCTTTATATCATTCAGATATAAAATCTATTGATGATTATGCCTTTGCTAATACAAGGCTAAGTAGTTTTACTATACCTGATACTGTTGAAAGCATAGGAAATTACGCATTTTATCAATGTCCTATAAGTAGTTTGCAAATTCCTAAAAGTGTAATAAGTATAGGTAACTATGCTTATAATGGTACTTCAATAAAGGAATTGAATATACCAAGCAATGTAACTTCTATTGGTAGCCGTGCTTTTTATGAATGTGGCTCTTTGAGAAAAATTACCTTGCCTGATACACCTGTTACATTAAGTGGTGATATTTTTGGTAGGACAGCTATAACAACTTTTGATTTTCCTGAATGGTTGACAGATATTCCGGGTCAAATGTTTTATTGTTGTTATTCGCTAAGGCTTACTTCTTTACCAAATACCATTGTTTCAATCGGTAGTGGAGCTTTTCAGGCTACGGCTTGCACCTTTACAGTCATACCTAATAGTGTAACCACCATAGGAAGTAGAGCTTTTGTAGGTATTCCAAGCACATCACTAACAATCCCTAACAGTGTAACTTCTCTTGGTTCAGGTCTGTTTGCTGCTTCAGCTTCTGTAGCTAAGTTGTATTTGAATTGTAATTGTATGATACCGAACAATGTAATAGCTGATTCTATGAATAAAAACTCAAAGCTAAAATATGTTGAAATTGGTGCAATAGGTATTAAGCAAACAGCTTTTAATTATTGTACCGGTTTATTAAAAGTTTGGATAAGAGAAAGCTGCACAACTATTGAGGCTACAACAAATTATTATCCGTTTAGTAATTGTAGGAGTGTTGTGCTTTATGTAGAAGCAGATAGCAAGCCTGAAGGTTGGGCTGATGAATTTAATAAGGTAGCAACCGGAGTCTATGCAAGTGTTAATTATGGGGTCAAAACAAGTCCATTTTAATTTTTTTAAGAAAGAAGAATGATAATGAAATTACCATTTACACCATCGGTCAATAAGATTAACGGCAATTATTATTTAATTCCGTGTAAATCAGGTACACCATACAGAACAATCATTAAATGTGATGAAAACACAGCTAAGATAGTCAATATGTTAAGTACCAATATCAGTGAAACTCGAATGTTGGATAAAGCTAAAGAAATATTTGAAGATT